AAGCGCTTCATATCGAGCCAGACTCGGCGGCGAAGGGCTCCCGCGACAGCTCCCACGCCGGCCCAGAAGTGCATCCTTTTCGGCGCCTCGGTGACGGAGGCGTAGGAAAGGTAAGCGCTGATCCAGTCTGGGAAGTGGCGGCTCACACGCAGTCCCCCCACGATTCCCGACTCGTCTTGATACCAGTGGGGATGATCAGCGGATCTTCGTAGGGAATAACAATGCGCGAAGTCTCCTGCATCTTCGGCAGCAGCGTCGCTTCTCGATGCGTCGGGAACTGGCCGGCGAGGGAGTCGTGGACCTGCAAGAGCACCTGCACTTCCGGCAACTCGTCGTAGAACCGTTGCCAGATCTTGTTGATCAGAATACCCACGGTGGATTGAGGCACCCAGGCACAGGCCTCGGGGAGAAGCTGTTCGAGGCGGTCGAAGATATACCAGCGATACCCCCACTTATTCTCCACGTAGCGGTACTTCTTAATCTGCGCCTCCGTCCGCTTGTGCCAGTCGAGAATCCCTGGGTGCTCTTCAAACCACTTCTTCTGCGCCTTGTCGATCTCATGGACGGAGCGCCCGGTGTGAGCCGCGACGGTCCGTGCGCCGCCTACGTAATTCGTAGCGTGGCAGAAGACCTTAGCGAACTCCCGCTTGTGCTTCCTAGGTCCACGATGATCGGGGTACTTTGGATGTGTTTCCACAAGCTCTTCCAGCGGGGGAGGTTCTGCGCCGTCCAGAGAATAGACGTTAAGAAGGTGAATGTCAGCACCAAGATGCAAAGCAGCCTTAAGCATCTTGTCATCAGACTCCCAGACGACGACTTGCAGATCAGCGCGGTCGAGGTCCATGTCGAAGAAGGTGTGGCCGGGATCTGGGACGTACATGCTGCGTATATTTGGGAGGCGAAAGTCCATGCTCCCACGGGCAGCTGCTTTGCCCGAGCTTTTGCTCTTCTCACTCGGGATCGTTTGAAGATTCCCGCCCGAGCCAAAGGCGTTCTTGCTGGACGAAAGGCGGTATGAATAGGGCGCGGACTTGCCACCAGCATCTCCTGCTATGTTAAAGGAACAGCGCATCCGCTCGTCTTGGTCCAGCGGCATCATCACGAAGTCGCCGAGGAATTTGTTGAGCGTGCGAATGTCTGCGATTGCGTTACAGATTGGTTTGAGCAGCACCTCGCGGGCGGCGATCTTAGCGAGAGCTTCGTCATCGCAAGTCGGCCGTACCTGCATCCGCCCGGCTACCACGACTCGCTTGAGAATCGGCTGCTGCCCCAGGTCTTCGTAGAAGAGAGCCTGCATCTGCTTCGGCGAGGCGGGGTTGATGGAGTGGCCGAGGAGCTGGTAGAGGAAGGCTTCGCGGGCGGATAGTTCTTCTTGAATCGCCATCGCCATCTGCGCCCGACGTTCGGAGGAAACCTTGACTCCCTGCAGCATCGCGCGGAGGACGGGCCAGAACATACGCTGCTGGCACCGCTCGACTTCGGTAAGCCCCATGACCTGGACTACCTCGGCCAGGTTCTCCCCGACCTCGCGAGTGTAGACGCAGTCTTGCAGGTTGTACCGCCAGCGCTGATCCTCCGGCACGTTCGAGGCGATCTTCCCCTCGTCCTTCCAGTAGACGTACCAGTCAGCGTACATGGAGGCGATGAAGGAGAGGCCCTTGGGGAGGGCGGCGAAGACGGAATGCTGGCTGATCATCGTATCCTGGCCGTGATTGGGGACGAAACCCCAGTGACGGTGGGTGTACTGCGCGTCGTAGAGACCGTTCTGCCAGCGATTCAGAACGCGCTTGTGGGTGAGGAGCTTCCAGAGAAGGTAGACGATGAGTCCCTCTTCATCCGCCGACCAGTAGCCTTGCGGCTTCCCCGCCCCTACGAAGGGGATGCAGATGCCCTCAAGCTTCGACCAGGAGATGCCGATGCAGTCGATGTGCCCATAGCGCGTTTCGATGTCGAAGTCTAGCCAGAGGTGTTCGGAGTCCGGGAGGGATTCGGCTTGCGCGATCAGGCGGTTGAGGGTGGAGATGGTTTCGGAAAAGCCGGGGCGGACGAAGAACTGCCAGTCAGGCTTGTTGTCGTAGACCCGCGAAGTCATGTGGCGCTTCACCCGGCGGAGGTCGGAAAGGACTACCGCCCGCTGAGACCACTCGCGGATGACCGCTGCGGGATGGAGTGTCGGGATGACCTTTGGACCATTCGGGATTTGGAGAAGCGATCCTCGCCACTTCAACACTCCCCAGTTACCCGTCAGGGCCCACATTGCGAGGTTACCGAAAGCAATGATGATGTTCGGCTGAACCATCTCGATCTCAGCCAGCAGCTCCGTGTAGCCCTCGTGGACGGGAGCGAGGCAGTAACGGTCGCGGAGGAGCGTGTGTTGGGCAGTGATGTCTTTCTTCTTCTCCGCGATTACTGAGTCCAGGCGGCCCTCGGGCGGCCGCGTCTTCAGGACGTTGGTAACATAGCACTCTGACCGCATGATCCCGGCCTCGTGCAGCATTCGATTGAGTTCCTGGCCAGCTCCGCCCTGGAAGGGAAGGCCTACGCGCATGTCCTCTTCGGAGGGTGCCTCGCCGACCAGCATGATTCGTGAGGGGATAGGCCCCTCGCCCCGGACGCGCGGCACGGTCAGAGCCCCATTGCAAGATCAAGCTCATTCTGAGTCTTGAGAGACTCAACCCGCTTCACCGCGATGCCATAGCTGCCTTGGTCCAGCTCGATGCCAGTGGCGCGGACTTTGAGTTCGTGGGCCGCCGGGAAGATCGGGCCGCTGCCGCAGAAGGGATCGAGGACCAGCTGGCCGGGAAGGCAGGAGCGGGAGAGCAGCTCGCGGTAGAGGGCGACAGGCTTCTGCGCTGCGTGTCCAAGGTTCGTGTCAGCGGGGAAGTCCAGCACATCTCCTGCCATCTTGAGAGTAGGCCGCTTGCCCTTGATCGCGTAAAGGAGTGTCTCATACTTCCGCTGCGGCCCGAGTTCCGGCCAGGGTGCGCGGGAACCGTGGCGCTTGTACCAGATGAGGGGGGTGCGGAACACTTGCCAGCCGGCGGTCTCGAACAATGCCTTGAGATCAGGGAAGCGATCAATGTCGCAGAAGGCGTAGAGATGCGCTTGAGGTTTGGTGATGCGGAATCCCTGGACGGCGAGGGCAGCGTAGCAACTGATCGCGGTATCCCAGTCGTCCGTGTAGGCATGAGCACCGGCGGCGATACCGCCTGAGTCTCCGAACTCGTCTGCTCCCATGCCGTAGGGTGGGTCGGTGAGAATGCAGTCGAACTGAGAGGCTTCGCACTGCGACATCCACTCGATGCTGTTCGTGTTGTAGGCGTTGTGCATCTCGGCGGTGAAGGTTGCGCCTACGCGGACACCGACTGCGCGATTGCGCTCCGTCGTTTCCTGCTTCTTCAGGACCTTGAAAGCTTCCTGGACAGTCTTCGCGGCTTTGACTTCCGGGTTGTCGAGATGCTTGGCGACGATCAGCTCGCGGCGAAGGTCGGCTTGATAGCCGCCGAGTGCGCCGTCGGAGAGCTTGGCAGTCGCTTCCGGGTTGAGTTCGCGGGCGATGTCTGCGACGGAGGGGGCGGGGCCACCGGCGGCCTCGGCTTGCCGGGCGCGAAGATCTGCAAGGCGGGCGTGGGCGGCAGCGCGTTCTTGCCAGGAGAGGTCAACCCGGTGGATGTTCTCTTCGAGCTCCGCTTCCTCCAGCGCCAGTGGGTCTAGGTCGTGGAGGAGCGTGTAGGGGATGCAGCCGATCGGGACGAGGGCTCCGTCATGGCGGATCTGGGTGCCGAGAAGTGCGAGGTCGGTAACTGCACGGAGGCGACGCTCGCCCGCGACGAGGACAAGCTTGGGCACTTCGCCGGGGACTGGATCTGCCCAGCGGACAACGATCGGGTGGAATAGGCCGCGCTTCTCAATCCCGTCAGCGAATTCGTGGAGCTTCGCGGGATCGAATTCTTTGCGCTGGCGGTTCGGGAGCGTAATGATTTTGTCGAGTGGGTAGGTTTTCACGGGCAGTCCTCAGAGAAAGAAGGGAAGGGGGAAGGATCACTCCCTCCCCCCGTCAGCTAGGAGCTGGCTCAGCTCGGGAAGATGCCGGCGACGCGTTCCTGCACCGCACCGTCGTACAGCTCATGGGTCAGCTTGAGCTTGATCACACGGCCCTGCAGCATGCGCCAGGCGAAGGGCTCACCCGGCTTGTTCATGTCGCAAGCATCGCGGTAAACGCGCTGTGCCCGGTTCTTGCCCTTGGAATTGTCCATCGCACCTTGCGGGGTGAGGTCCAGGAATGCCCGGTCGGTGATGGTCAGCTCGGGCGGGATGCCCAGGCCTTGGACTTCCGACGGCACCTGCACGCGGAGGGGGACGATCATGGAGACCCAGGCTTGGCCAGCGCGATCACCCTTCTCGATGACGCCGGAGGCAGTCTTGATTTCCCCGATCACGGCGGAGTAAAGGCCGTCTTCCGAGGCCGGGTTCTCGACAGGGAGGGGCGGACGCTTCTCGTTGACTTCGGTGGTCTGTGCGTCCAGGAAAACATTGGGATCAAAGGGAGAGTTCATGATGAGTCCTTACTTGAGGGGTTTGAGGGAGGAGGGAGCGGAAACCTTGGCAGCGGCTTCACTTGCTGCGGACACCTGGTAGGGCATCCACGTGCAGTAGGGGCCTTCCTGCGGCAAGGGTGCGTCGGGGAGATACAACGTGATCCAGCGATCATCGAAGGGAGTACCGTCTGCACGGAAGCCGCCGACCGTAATCTGCTCGTTCGGGTGAACGTAAGCGATGAGGGCCGGCCAGGGTTGGCCGTCGCCGTGATTGGCTGGATAGTACCAGACCACGCGGCCTATGGAGGGTTTCATAAAAGTTCCTTTTTAGAGTTGAGGAAATTGGCAGGATTAAACGCTCCTGCCGACGGCGTTTAAAAGGGAATGTCGTCTTCGTCGCCGGCGAAGGAGGCAGGCGGACGCGGGCGGAAACCGGGTTCTGGCGCCGGCTTCGCCCGTTCCTTCGGGTGGTAGCAGCTCAAGAACACCTCGCCGCCCTTACCGATTGGCAGGCCGGCGGGATTGAACCACGCCTCAAGGACGATGGTAAATCCAGGGCCTTTGGAAGCGTCGTTGTCGGACTGCTTGAGCAGTGCCCCGACCGTGCGATACTTCTTCTTGCCCTCATTGCCGAAGGGGATGGCGGCTACGATGTCCGCGATCTTGGTAGTGCTCATAGGTATACCGTCTCGCGGCCCGTGATCTTGACTTGAGTTTGAGGGGAAGCCATTGTTGCAAGACCTGGCGTCCATTCTCCGGTGAGGATCTTCTTCACCCATTCTTGGGTTGCAGCCTGCGTCTTCCCTGCCGGCACCGGGATGCGGACCTGGAGGATCAGGGTGGTGTACTGGCGGCGGCTCATACCCCTGCCCTCTTCTTCCACTTGTCGAAGATCAGTGCGAAGTTCGGTTCGATCTTGGACTTGATCCCCAAGCTCCGCGTCTTCGTATCCACCCCATAGGCGGCGGTGTCCCAGTAGAACTTGTCCGCTTCCCGCGTGGTGTAGATCATCTCGGAGAACAGGGTGGGGATCTCAGAGGCCAGGGCCTTCCCGATCGCCTTGATCATGATCTTCGTCTGCTGTGTCACGCCGTCAGTTTCGCGGTCCACGTGTGCTGTCATGACGAAGGGGCACGGACAACCTTGAGTGACGAGGCGGAGGAAGTTCATCAGGTTATTCTGTGCCACGCCGTAGTCGCCGGGGCTGGCCATCGGGCGGCTGCCGATCTGCATCTTCATCGCAGCGTTTGCCGTTTCGGTCAGCGAATCCATCGCGAAGATGCGATTGAGGGGGAATTCCTCGAGCCCGCCCAGCTTCTTCCCTGTCCGATCGTCTGTGAAGTCGGAGCAGCTGCCGAGGATTTTCCAGAAGGCGTTGTTTTCCCCGCTGCGGTTTGTATCGACTGACTTGGCGAGGGCTTCGTAGGACAACTTCCCCACGTTCTCGGCGGCGAGGCGGAGGTTCTTGAGCGAGATCGGCTTGGTCCGCTGCTGGTGCCAGTAGACGCAGGCCGGCGGCTCACGGTCCTGATCTCGGAAGTAGCCGAGGAAGGATTCCAGCCCTTGCTCGGTGAAGAGGATGGCGAGTTCGAACTTGTTCTTGTCGCACCAGTCAGCAAGGGTGCCAAGCGAGTAGGTCTTGCCCGTCCCGCCTAGTCCCATGATGCAGACCTTGGGGCCGAGTAGTTGCTGAACGTCTCCGGTGATCTCGCCGGTTTCGGGGTCTGTCATGAATGCTCCTTTAGGAGTTGGTTGAAAATCTTGGGTAGGCAGGCGGGGCAGAGTTCACTCCGCGAACGCCACCTGTCAGGAGGGATCGGTTGGTAAAGGAAGTGGTAGGTGTAGACTTCCCTTCGCCAAACCTCCCCACACTCGGGGCAGATAGTGGCGAGGTGAGGCCAGTAGGCACTCCGTCCGCCTTCATACCCGCAGCAATAGACTGTCTCCGAGGAGACGAGCTGGTTGCCTTCGAACGTGGAGAGGGTTGCATTGCCGTCAGCCTTCGTCGTCGGGGTAGTCAGGCTCATCAGGTCCAGCCTCCATCCAGCTTTCGAAGAGGTAGTTCGAGGGATCGTCCTTCTCAATCTCCGCGATCAGCTTATCGTCGCTCGGCGCATCTTCCACTATTGGCAGCCCGTCGTCGCCAAACACTCCGTCGATCTTGATCTCGTAGTCCTCTACGCCTCCGTCGGGCGGATAGCAGTCTTCGGGCGGCCCCGAGATCCTGCCGGGGTCGTAGTAGCAACTGCCGCTGATCGTGTAATCAACCAGATAGGTCTGCCCGTCGAGCGTTACCTCGGCGCTGCGGGAAGTTTCGTGATTGCCGGTCATGCTGCGTCCTCCATCACCGTCTCGGTCCGAGTCACCGGGTCCCACTTCCGACGCTCGAACTGCTGGCGCAAGAGGATCTCGGGGCGCTGCATCTGGCACACGCCCTTGAACGGGCAGCCGCCGTACTCCGCGCACGC